TTGCACAATCACCGAATACTGCTTCAGGACAGTTAACACATTCTGATACATACATTTGATTGTGAGTACCATCAGTATTTCTATCTGAAGTTTTTGGTACGAAGTAGAACAATTTACCGATAGGTAAGTTCAAAGCTTGTACTGATACGATGTCATTCGCTAATAATTTAGAGAATACACGTCTAACGATAGGGAAAACTACAGTCTCGAAAGAACCAGTAGATTGACCACCAGCTGCCTGAGTTGCCTCGTTAATAAGAACTGATGCTTGGTTTTCATATAACAAAGCGATGTTCTCTCTAATGTGGCCTTCTAAGCCATCAAGGAATCCTAATGAATCCCATTTGTTTACAGTTGCCTCACGGATAGCTTTTTGGTGCTTTAATCCGATATTACCAACCTCACCTGATTTTAATAAATATCCCATTTTTGTAGGTTTTTTTTTCTTTTTATTGTTATTATTTTTTATAATTGTATTCCCAAAGTTTCTTCATTTCTTTTAACTCTGGATGTACAAATACGCTTTGTTCACTAATTTGTGATGCCCCACTTGAAGCCGTTTTGTTAATCTTCTCGTCGATTGACTCCTTAATTGGAGCTTTACCACTTGAATATTCCTTCATCAGTTGTTTATAAATAGACTGTGATTCTTTAATGCTCTTAGCACCATCAAGTCTTTTTAAAATTTCCTGTTTTTCGTCTTTTGTTGTGGAATTCTCAGTAAATAGTCTTACAGCGTAAGTAAGATTACTATTAAAAACCGCTACTTCTTGAAGTTTAGTTCTGAACTGTTTAAGAGCGTCAACCATTTTATCGTGATTTTCTTTAAGTTCTTTGTTCTCATTTTCAATAGTTAGGTTTTTTGTATTTAAATTTGTATTTTCTTTTGTAAGATTTAAAATTTTAGATTCAGTCACAGAATTGTTCGATGTATAAATACCTGACATATCTTTGTATGTTTTTGGTTTTGGTAAACCATTACGTCCAAATTTTTCTCCGGCACCTAATGTACGACTCATGTATGACATGTTATCTTCGTTTTCATCATCTTCCATTTCATAGTCTTTATAATGTCCGTCTACATTACCAGTTTTGTGTCCATTTTCACGTTTAAATTCGTGTTCTTTAGAACCCCAGTTTTCGTCTTCCATATAATCAGACATATCATCTTCTTCAGTTTCGTCGTCTTCTACTACAATTTCGTAGATAACACCTTCTTCTAAATTTTCATCTTCTTCAGTACTTTCACCTAATTCAAGTTCAGGTCCAATTTCAGAAGTTTCAACACTTCCAATTTCTTGACCACCTGTATTAAGTTCGATACGATATTCTGAACCAGATTTATTATCTTTTAAGGTTACCATTCCGTTGTCATTTACAACTTCGATTTCATCTTCTGGGCCCATTTTCTTAAAAACAGAGATTACATCAGAGTCACTAGCACCTGTAAGGTCCATAGTTTCAACATCAGTTTCGTCACCTTCACCACCTAAATCTAAGTCTAAGTCAGTGTTATCCTCGTCACCAAGACCAAGTCCACTTAAATCAGTGTCCCCATCTTCGTCACTAAGTCCACCCAAGTCTAAATCAATGTCGTCAGTATCATCTAAATCTCCGTCCTCGTCTCCAAGTTCAAGATTTAATTCAACTTCTTCATTTTCTTCGTCTTCAGTGTTTTCGTCCTCTTCACCGTCTTCTGTGTCTAAGTTAAGATCCAGTTCATCACCTTCTACTTCAACTTCGTCATCAGAATCCAATTCTAAGTCCAAATCTGTTTCATCCTCTTCCTTCAAATTCCTTTTTGTTTTCGAACCAGTTAATGATTCCTTTACCATTTCTTCAATTTCTGAACCCATTGTATGAGCCAGTATTTCTTTTGCGTTGGATTTGAAAGTGGCGTCAATATTTGATGCCTCAAGAAGAGCTTCCTCAATAATCGATTTCTTTTCGTTTGCCATTTTCAATTTATTTTGTTTATGGTTATTTACTTGCAGGTATAACTACAAGATTTCTAAATAAATATGTTTGCCAAACGCAAAGTGCAAATAGTCAAGAGAAATAAGTGAAAATTTTTATTTAAAATGGTAGATATTTATTATTAATGAAAAGAAACATTAAAAATATCTTAAAAGAGTTTACTGATAATCGTATCAAAATGGGGAATTTTGATAAAAAAGTAGATTATATGCAAAAGAAAGCAAAAGAAAATTCAAACTATCCTGAGGCTACAGAAAAAGTTAGTTACATGAAAGATAAGATAGAAAAAGATGTTAGAGATGCATATATTGATATAACAGGTGAGGAACCTGTTAATGATGATATAGTTATTACTGTTGATGATAACATTAAAGATGGTAAGATTGGATCATTCAAACATCCAAAAAATGAAAAAGACCTTGGAGATATGAAAATACACCCCAAGGCCTTAAAAGATACGGAATACGTTAAAGATATTATTAAACACGAATTAATTCATGCGGCTCACGGAGTTGAGGACACCGAAGGTAGAAACCATGGTGGTGTATTTCAAAAAGTCGCTGACCGTGTTAATTTACCTAAAAAATATCGTAATTAAGATTTAGATACAACCTTAATTGGTTCAGGAACTGTAACAACATCTTCAATGTCACTTTTAGTCGCACCAACCACTTCATAATCTAAAACAGAATCCTTTAAATACAAACGTACGCGAGCCTCAGCTTCAGTACAAGTCATTGCATCTACAAGATACTTAGTTTTAATTTTTTTTAATCTACCATTTTGTTCGTTAATTGTTTCGAACTCAACCTTTACGAGGTAATACTTTGCTACATTATCTTCCATAATTTATAATTTTATATGATAATTTTATCAAAAAAAAAGGGATATGTAAATCATATCCCCTTATTTAATATTTTTATTTATATATTACTCTTCATTATCTAAATCCCTTGGAGTTGGTTTCCCACCTCTAAGATGGCCTAAATGTCTCTTCTCTACATTAATAAGTGACTCTCTTAATTTTTTTAAGGGTTCATCCATTGATGCTAAAAAATTTTCCATTTCTTTTCTAAATTTATCATCTAACATATCTGAATGAACATTTTCAATACTTTTTAATGCTTCAATAATTTTATTATAATCACCTTTTATGATACCTAGATATGCACCAGCGTGTTGTGCATACATATTGGGGTCATCATAACCACCAACCTCATTTATTCTACCTTCTTTTACAATTTTAGATTTGTTTTTTTCTATGATAGATTCTATTCTGTCATAACCAGATTTATCGAGACTCTTAAGTTTATCTAAAAACGTATTTAAAGACATATCTAAAATTTTTGGATTCCAATCTTCACCATGATGCTCTTTAATTGGTGATTTCTTTTTTACGTCCATAACACATCTTTCATACTTAGCTTTATCTTCTCTACCAACAGATGTGGTACAAATGGCCCACGGATTAACTGGTTTACCAGATTTCTTAGACTCCCAAATTAATTGATTTAAACTTTTTTTCATTGCTAGCTGCTTTTTGATCTTTTTTGCTAAGCTGCTTTTTGCTAAAGCAGCTGCAAAAAATAAATATCTTATTTATTTTAAAAATTTATTTAATCCTTGTAATAATTTTTGGTTTTTCATTTCACTAATGTCAGTAAAAGGTATTGTAGTTGGTGTAGACTCTTCTACTAAATTCCATTGACATGTATATCCATTACAACCCATCTTATTTTCTACTGATTCAGTATATGTTTTTAAATCTGAAGAATCTGAAGATATCCAAGAACCTGGAGTTGACGGTGAAGTTACAATATCCCAACAAATTAATTCAAAATCACTTTGAACAACATTCTTACCACCTTCTTGTTTAAGAGATCCAACACCACGAGATGAGATACCAACAGTCCAGCCTTTTCTAATCATATTGACAACCTTGTCACCAACAGAACTAATAATACCTAATTTATGATAACCTGGAGTTGTATCTAACTCTAATTTACCCATTAAGGTTTTACCTTCCCACCAAGTTTCTGTTATTCTATGTGAAACCCTGTCAGCATCGATAATTGATGATTCTGGGTGATTCAGTTCACCAAGAGATGTTCCCATTTTAATATATTCTTGGTATCTATCATTCTCTCTTTCAAGAATTTCTTTTGGGTATACTCTTCCGTTTTTATTTTCAATACCCCATTTTTGAAGTACCGCGTAAACTATAACAACATCTGGTAATGTACCGTCTTTTCCTATATTCGTACCTGATTTAAATTCATTTAAGAACTCCATTGGTTTAAGATGTTCTTTAATTAAATCTAAATTTTTCTTACCTTTGTATTCTAAATTGGGTGAAATGAATCCTGAATCGTATTCGACTAAGAATCCTTTTTTATTTGTTTCACCTGGTAATAATATTTTCATGTGCAGATTTTTATAATAAATATGCCATAAATATAGATATTTATCTTATATGAAGAATGTGGTTAGAAAAATCTTAAAAGAGAACGATTTTGATTGGGTCGATGATGTATTAAATTCAGAATATTTTCCCGCAACACCAGAAATGTTAACAGTTGGTGCAGAAATTATTGTAGACGGACGTGAATTAGATGATGATGGACGTACCATGGATGAATGGGTGATGGAATCTGGAACTATAATTTCTATTGAAAAATATTCTAATAATGATATTATTTTAGTTAAATTTGATAATTGGATTAGTCCAGATGGTAATAATATTGTCGTAAATTCTGCCCCATTGTGGCAAGATAAAAAAGAAGAATGTAGATACAATAATTGTTGGTCTTTTGTAAAAGAGTATAAAAAATACATAAATGAAGTTGATATTGACATATACATATTAAACCCAAATTACAAAGAAAAATTGAAAGAAGAAGTTATAAGACGAGAATTAAAAATGGAATTACCAGATTCTGTATTAAGAATGAACCGTATTTTTAAAGAAAACGGTCATGAATTATACGTGGTTGGTGGTGCTGTTAGAGATTTATTAAATAAACAGGAACCAAAGGATTTTGATTTAGCAACCGATGCGACACCAGAAAAAGTTAAATCTATGTTACGTATGTATCGTACAATAGATATGGGGGAACAGTTCGCTATAGTTAATGTTATCACTGAAGATGGACAGTATGAGATTGCCACTTTTCGAAAAGATGTTGGCAAAGGTAGAAGACCTGACTCTGTAGAATTCACATCAATTGACCAAGACGTATTACGTAGAGATTTAACTATGAATGCTCTATTTTATGATATAGATAATGGTGAAGTAGTTGACTTGGTTGGTGGTATTAATGATATAGAAGGTAATATAGTTAGGACTGTTGGTTCCGCATCCGAACGCTTTGATGAGGATAAATTACGTATACTTAGAGCACTTAGGTTTGCAGCTAGAGTGGGTTCTGAATTAGATAAAGACATTATTGATGCGATAACCAAAGATAAAACACCTATTAGTGGTAATGGGTTACCGTTATCCCAAGAAAGAATTAGGGATGAGTTTATAAAAGGAATTAAACAAGCACAATCTGTTGGTTATTTTACACAAATGATTAACAAGTATAATTTATGGGATTGGATATTTTCACGTCTAGTAGTTACAATGGAACCAATGATTGAAAATAAAAATCCACTAATACTAATAGCGACTTTATTGAGAAGTAATGACGTTAGATTGGTTGAAAAAACCTTGGTTGACCGACTTAAGTATACATCAGATGAGGGTAAACAGATTAGTTTCTTAATACAGTTTTTAGGTTTAAACTCCAGTAACGCATTTAAACTAAGAGAAAAATATGAAACCAGTAAATTAGATGAAGTAACTTTAACTGATTTTGCGAGATTTAATGGTATGAATATGAAATTAGTTGAGGCATTCTTAAAATATCGTATTACAACATCTGGTGACGCACTTAAAAGACGTGGGTTAATAGGTAAAGAAATAGGTGATGAAAAAGAAAGGTTAGAAAAAGAAATTTTTGATAAACTTATAACAGAATCTAAAAAAAATGTTTCCTATTCAGCTATAGTACTAACTGAGGAATCTAGAGCTAAGTTACTTGAATATATTAAAATACCTGATAATGACTTATTTACAAATTGGGAAGTTTTAGCACATCATATGACAATAAACATGGGATCGTTAAAAGAAGAGTATAAACCATTATTAGGTCAATCGTTTGATTTATTGATTACACATATTGGTAGGACGGATAAGGTTTTAGCTGTTAAAGTTGATACCGAGTTTAAAACAAAAAACTTAAATCCACATATTACAGTGGCCATAAATAAAAATGGGGGTGGTAAACCCGTAATGGCAAATGAAATAACCCAATGGACCCCAATATACCCTTTCGAAGTGGAAGGCAAATTAGAAGAAATATATTTCTAATAAAAAACCCCGATTTCTCGGGGTTTTATGTTTCTAATTCTTTTTCCTGTAAAATTTAAAATCTTCATCAACCTCAAATATATCAGTTATGATTTTTTCAGATATTTTATTGAGTTTTGGTAATAACTTATCTGAGTTAACAGGTGTTAACTCTTTTTGAAATAACGTCATTTCTACTGACATAAAACTTCTTTTATTATGTGAAATACCTGACGATGCCATATTAAAATCTACTATTGCTTTACCAAAAAAATGATTCATATCTAATACTTCAAATAATTTTTTCTTAATTTTTTTAGATTTTTGTTTTATAACACTGTCAAAATTTTCCTCATATTTATTTTTTGGTTTTCCCCACGCTGATATCTGAATATATATAGATTCAGGATTTCTGTTGTCAACCGTACCTGAAACTACATTGTAATCGTAAGGCAGGTTTAACCTAATCTCTTTTCCTCTTTTCATAAAACTTATTGTTGTTCCACTATTATGCCAGCTTTATCGAATACGGTCTCAACCATCACAAGTGAAACTTTATAAGGGTCACAGTTAGCCGCTGGCCGTCTATCTTCAAAATAACCCCTTTCGTTAATGTAAGTATTTACAGGAATTCTGATACTAGAACCTCTATCACTATTACCCATAGTGAACTTCTCCATACTTGATGTTTCGTGTTTACCAGTTAAACGTAACTCATTACTTTCACCATATACTTCAATATGTTCTTTATGACGTTTTTCTAGTTTTTTACAAGCTTCAAGAATTTTTTTTAACCCACCCTTATCACGCATTTCTTTAGTAGAAAAATTAACATGACAACCACTACCATTCCAGTCACCTTTAACAGGTTTAGGATGATATGAAATACCAAAACCGTAAGTTTCAGCAACTCTTTCAAGTATATAACGTGAAATCCATAGTTGGTCGGAGCCATTAAGTGCTGTAACAGGACCTATTTGATACTCCCACTGACTAATCAATACTTCAGCATTAATTCCACCTATACTAATATCAACTTCATTACATTTATTTAGATGGGTTTCAACTAGTTCTCTACCAATAACATTAAGACCACCGACCCCACAATAATAATCACCTTGTGGTCTGGGGTGTTCTTGTTGAGGGTTAAAACCTAATGGTAATCCTCCATTATATTGAAATTGTGATGATGGGTTTGCTGAATGGGTGATAACGTATTCTTGTTCCCAACCAAACCACGGAACCTCTTTTAAGTTTGCATCATATTCTTTAAACTTTAATTCATTAAGAAGTTCCCTTAATTTAGCCCTTGTGTTTGTTTTATGTGGTGTTTCACCATCGGGATTAAATACCTCACATAAAACTAATTTGTGTTGTTTTCCCCTAAAGGGGTCATCTACAACATAGACGGGTTTTAGTACACAATCTGTACCTTTAAAACCATATTTTTCTTCTCCAGCTTGTTTGGTTGAACTTCCATCAAAACTCCAATGTGGGTATGACTTAGCGTAACCCTGTTTTGGGTTACCTTCCATTTCAAGAATGTCTTCTTTATCCACAACTTTAGTTTTACTTCTAAGTTGTTGTGGGGTGTTACCATCAAGCCAAATGTACTCTAAAAATACTTTACTCATAATTTTGCCATTTGTTAGAAATTATTATATAGTCAATTATACTAATTATAATTGAAAGAGGAAATACCCTCCCCACCCTTAAACTAAAAGACCTCGATAAACGAGGTCTTTAATTTATAAGATATTAAGGTGTTTCTGATTCAGGATCCTTCCCTTTTCCACCCATTATGATTTTTAAGGCGTCAAGACCTTTACCACCGAATACGTATCCGGCAAAAAGACCCATAGACCATTGTAGGGCTTGTATAATATTATCAAATGTTTTTAAATCTATTTCACTAGCTTTCTTAATTCCACTATGTGTAAGAATACTTAAAGTTGAATAGTAAGCTAAAATAGATAATAAAAGATAAACTCTACCTTGTGACCATTTACCTTTTTCTTTTAACATATCAGCCAATAACTGAATTTTTATATGTTGATACCATTTTTTTTCCATTAGAAAAATGTTTTAATTGATGCTATTATTCCTATAACTATTTGTATAAATATTAAGATGGCTACTGTAGCTGACCACCTATTTTTTTGTTTATAAAGTTCATCCTTAGCCTCTTTCATTTGAGACGGCGACCAAACTTCATTAATCTTTTCTTGCCAAACTTTAATTTCGAGAACGGTTTCCTTAGTGTTTTTTACATCACTAAGTTTTTCATTTATTTCTTTAAATCTATCATCAAAGTCACTTCTAAGGTTCTCATAGTTGCTATTCATCCTATCAAGTTCCTTAAGAACTAATTTTGAATACTCAGCCCAAAGACCTTTAAAATCGTTATTTTCCATTATACAATTTGTTTAACACCCTCAAGAACACCAATAATTGAACTAAAAAGTAATTCGTAATTTTTTATTTTTTTTCTATCATTTGTTTCTTGTGATAGTTCTTTTAATCCGTTATGAATTAAACGATTAATTTTATTAGTTAATTCATCATGGTAGGGAATTGAATCCTCATGTTCTAATATTTCTTTTTGTGATTCCATTACATTTACTATTTCATGTAATTTCTTCAAATTTTCTAAATTATTATTATTAACCATTTGAAACTAGGATTTAATTTTTTAAACTATTTTTTAAGTTATATATTTTTGTAATATCCTCTTTAAATGTATCTTCACTATATTCTATGTTATAAACAACATCTTTAGCTTCTAGTAATTTAGATTTAATATCAATACTACCACCATATTCTTTAAGTGCGTTATTAATTAAAGATATAGATTCTTTTACCATGTCTTTTAAAAGTGTTTCTTTTTCTTTCCCATCTGTAGACATAATTGTTTTAATAACTCTTTTTTCTTCTTCAGATAGTGTAGAATATTTTTCATTATATTTGTTTACAGCACTGTTTAAAAATTTGTTAGCATCTACTGTTGGTTTTTTAGTACCTTCTGAAATTTCTTTTGGTGTTATTAACCATTTTTTAACCGTTTCAAAAGATTCGTGAAGTACGTTAAGAGTTTCAACTGATTTCTCCAATGTAATTAAGTTGTTTATTGCTTCGTGAATACTTTTAGGTTTATTTAATAACATAGTGCTAGTTGATTGAAACATTTCACCAGGTACTAAGTAACTTTTATAAATAATATTTAACTTATCACCCAATTTAATATTTTCTTTAATAATATCTTTTTTATTAAAATTATCGAAAAGAGAAATGTTTTCTTTCAAATATTCAACGGCACTAACCTCAGAAGGTAAATACCCGTTCTCAATATTTTTATAAACAACAAATTGTGTTTTAAGAATAGGATTCTCAACTAAATTTTTTATAAAATTTTTGTAAATTTTTTTATCCTTACTATTTTTAGATTCCGTTATATAGGAATTTACTAAAAATTTAGCGTATATATCTTTAATTGTTCCGAAATTCATAATTCTTTTTTTATATAAATATTATAATTTTACAGTAAGTTAAAATTCTTCTTCTTTATCTTCTTCTTTATCTTCTTCACCAATTAAGTTTTTTATACCCTCAGTCATCATAAGAATATCTTCATTTTTACGTCTACCCTCTACCAATAATTTATCTATAATATTTTTATCTTGATTACGGAAACCTTCTCCGAATCCACCAGTTTCAGGTGCTGCTGATTCGGTACCACCTTCTTCACCAGGTAACCCACCTTCTTCACCAGGTAACCCACCTTCTGCATCAGGTAATCCACCCTCATCACCTATACCGAAATCAAGACCTCCGCCTCCACCCCCACTGAATCCACCTCCACCTCCGAAGTCCATTCCTCCACCTTCATCACCACCACCCTCTTCAGTACCTGTTTCTTTTTGTTCACCACCACTAATTTCACCATAGAGACTATCAACACGATTAAAGAATCCAGTCTTTTTAATTATTGATGCCGTATTTTCTAATTCAGCAGATGCTGCTCGTTCCATTCTTTGTTGTTCAAGGTCAGTTTTAATATCCTCATCAGTCCAATTAAAAATGTTTTTCTTAGCCCATGTATGTGATGAAGCCGCAATACCACCGTCAACTTGGGCTACTAAATCTTTATATAGTAAAACCTTTTCTTTCCACTGTTCTACTTTTAACATCTCACCTTGAGTAGATGGGTTTGTTAAATTTAATGTGAAATTATTTAAATCATCGGTAAAGCCTAAAATATATAAGTGAATAATGGCTAACTTATTCAATTCTTGAATCATTGATTGTTGGATACGGTTAATAGTTCTAGCAAAACGTATATCCAATAAAGCTAAATTTTTTCCATCACCAGCTGCTTCATCAAAACCTAAAAAAGGTTTAGGTACTCTAAGAGCTGTTAATAGTTTTTTCTGAATATATTCAATATCAGCAATTTGGTCTAAGTTACTAGCACCAGCCAATGTTTCAATTGGGCTCGGTGCGTTAGGATCTCTAACAGGGACAAAGTAGTCTTGGTCAACAGCTAATGTATTATAACGTAAATCAACCTGACCTGTTTTTTGATCAACAACCTGATTCCTTTTAAATTTGTTAGCAACTTTTTGTACATAAGCATCAACATCTTTATCGTCAATATTACCTACATAAACCTTAAATACACGTCTTTCTGGTGCTCTTACTACACGATAAACTAACATTGCATCTTCAGAGAGAAGGAGTTGTTTCCAAATTCTTCTTGCCTTTTCTAAAACAGAAGTACCATAAGGTAGTCTTCTATCATCACCTAATAATCTAAAATGAGCAACCTCCCATGGGTTAAAATCCATGTTTTTATCACGCCAATGAAATGTTACTTGTTTTTTCTTAGTTGTAGCCCCATCACTTTCTTTTGTTTGTTGTGGAAATAAACCCTCTTCTTTACGTTCCATCTCAATATTAGTTAATTGAGAAGAACCAATAATACCTCTAGTGTGATCAATTTTTAAGAACACAAAATTATCACCATATTTACACGTATTACGTGTCCACATAGGTAAATTAGTTTGAATATCTATAATATTATAAAATAAATCTTCTAATACATTTTTAACTCTTTTAGAATTTGACTGTATAGTTAATACTTTCCCTTGTTCACTAGGTGTACAAGATTCTTCAGACATAATATCTAAAGCTGCAGCTATTTCTGGTGTAAATTCCATTGCTTCATAATCCATATAAGAAGCAATTCTTGATGTTTCGTAATAAACAGCCTTTTGATATAGTTCACTATCAACCCTGGCCCATTGAGCTTCAAGATAATTTTGTTGTTGTCCCTCTAATTTTTCTTTTTCATATTGTTGTTTAGAGTTGGTGGTAATTACATCACCATCACCTAAAGTGTATTTAGGGGTTGCTCTTTGTACTGGTTTGTTTTGTCCAAACAAGTAAAAAAGTTTTTGATATACTGTTAAATCCTTATTATTATCTGCCATTAATTTTTATTTCAAAACTTGTTATTTACACATAAATATTCAAAATTAAAGGTAAGCTAACAAAGTTAAATGTGAATGTTATACTACATAGTCGCAGTCGACATAAGCTAAATGATCACCATTAGCTAAAATATTATAAACATAAGTTGTAATATTATCTATGTACCCATTACAACCTATTAATCCTTTTTGAATTTCGTTTTTTTTTTGAAACGGTGTTGGGCTCCATTTATAATTCATTGGACCCGCACCTCTTCTAACGTTTTTCGAATTAGGAAATGGTTTATTTTGTGATATGTTTATATTTTTTGCCATATTATCTTCTTCTTACTATTTTTTTATTTTTTTCTTTATCTTTAAACCCGTTTAATCCCATAAAAACCCAGTTATACTCGGATGTGGCCGTTTGGATATGTCTACTAAGTTCACCACTATTCATAAGACCGTTATATTCAGTTGCATTCAACTGACCAATTGATTCATTTGTGGTTGTTGATACCACCCATGAATCTAACATTGCTTTAGTTTGACCCTTACTTTTTTCTAAATCTTTAAAAGATGTTTGACCAACAAAACAACACATAGCTATACCCATTAAAAGGTCGTCATGATATCCTTTCATATGATCTGGTCTTCCGTTTTTAAATACAAAAGTATCCATTTCAGCTAGTGCCCTAACAGACCTAACTTTAAATGAATCTAAACGAACAGCTTCTTCTAATTTGGTTATAATTGTGTTTCTATTTTTTTGAAAGTTAAGACCAGGTAATTTACCATCATTCATATGTTTTTCTAATGCTTTATTATTGGTTACTGAATCAATACCTATAACAACGTCATAATACATTCTTTTCGATGAGTAACCAAGTTCAATCATTTTTAGTACTGATGAAATACCGTAACCACCTGTTATATCAACAACCGCAAAGGCCTCATACCTATTACCAAATTCTGTTGCTATCTCACCTAATATATCTGGTGCCACTTTACCGTGATATTCTGCTACCTGGTTTCCTGTTGTGAAATCCATGATACATACTGTACCAAAGTCATCAGCCGAACCTGAAGCCGCATCAACTGCCATAATATATTCATGTCCAATGATTGGATCTTCCCAAATCCACATACCGTTATCTAACCATTCTGTTCTAATAGGTTCCCTAACATTATTTTTTCTGTGGTATTCGATATATTTGTGATTAATAACATTATCACCAGAACCATTAAAAGCACATAATAATTCTTGTGCAATCATTCTAGCGTTGTTATTTAACTGACCACACATCATTTCAAACCAAGGGGATGTTGGTATCCAACCCTCACCTTCTAGTCGTCCAAACTGACTGAAATCCATTTCAACCATTTCATCAATGACCTCATCATTTTCATTCTTTTTTTGCCATTTCATATCCTTGTTGTAACGAGGATCTTGAAACCATCTCATCTCAACAATATTAAATGGGTTATTAGTTTTTTCTTTTGTTGTGGCCGCCATATACGTTTTATAGTATAAAGGATCCATACCATTAGGTGTACTAATTAAAATTGCTCTACCACCTGTAGATAACGCTGGTTGAGCTGCGGAGTAAACTTCTTCACCCCCTTCAATGTACGCTGCCTCATCCATCACAAGGAGTGTCGGTGTGTAACCACGTAAAGCATCCATTGATGTTGCCACTGCTTTTACCTCAGAACCATTTTTTAACCTATAATGTTTTTGTGAGTTTTTTTCTGCATCAAACCAAGAGGAATCATTCCCTGTTGACCATACATTCATCCAATCAGGAAGTTGAGCGGTAAAATCTTTAACTTTTTTAAGGAATTCAATTGCTGTCTCTTGTTTGTTTGCTAAAATAAGTACCCTTTGTGGATTATTTGGGTCAGCTAAAGCTGTCATAACGGCGATATAAGCGGCAGTAGTAGTTGATACACCCGCTTGACGAGGTTTCATCACTATATTAAAACGATTGTCTTTATATGCCTTAATTAATTCTTTTTGTTTAGGGAATAGTTTGAAATTAACAAAACTCTTTTGAGTTTGGTCAAATGTTGTAAGATAACCCTCAATCGCGTGAGCGGGATCTTTAATACATTTACCTATCTCTAGAAGTTTTTGACCCTTATTTTGTGGAATTGTCGACATAAAAATGATGTTCCTTTATTATATAAATATTGAGGAACATCATTTAATTACTATCAGCAATAAAAAACCCATCTGGAGCGAACAGATGGGTTTAATTGAGGGCTTTCACCCCACATAACTACCGCGGTCCTAAATCGTGGTAATATTTTTAGTACTTTCTATTTAAAATATCGGTTAAACCTTTAACGGAATCAAAATCACCGGCATCAAGAGCTTGGTCGATAGCATCTTCCAATTCACTTTTAGTCCAGTTTTCTGGATCTATTTCATCCTCACCTTCGTCCTCATCTTCTGGTTCATTTTTATCACCTAAAAGTTTTTTTAATAATTCATCCTCACCTTCATCTTCACCTTCTGGTGTTTCACCTTCTGGTGTTTCACCACCATTTGGATCACTATATTGATTTAAAGCATCATCAACATCATATTCATTTTGTTCTTTACGAACATCATCAGCCAACTCTTTAATAACGTTTCTAGCCTCTTCAGAATCATTTAATAAACCCTGTACTATATTATTAAATTCAGCTGGTGGTAATGTTGATAATCTATTAAAAATGTGACTTTTATAAGGTAAATCATCCGTATTTAAAGCCTCCATGAATTTTTCCCAAATCTTTGGCCCTAATCTAATATCCCAAGGTTCTGACTCAAGGTTATCTGTTTTATCTAAAACATAGTCCCTAGTTTCTTTATCAGCGTCAAGACCATGTAATGACATTAATTCTAACACACCTTTAGTAAGTTCATGTAATAAGAAGGGAAAAGTCATACCTTGTGCAATAATTTTAGGTTTTGGACCTGAAAGATCTACTCTCACTTGACCTGCGTGAGTACCATGTTCACTTTCTTGTGAGATTCTATCATCATTCATAGCCCAATACATAAAGTCGTTACCGGCCATAATTTTACTGTAATTATTTGCTAAATTTGGATCTATTCTATTTAATTCTTCTTGTGCTAAATGATACATATACTGCCCTTTACGAGCGGCACCATGCATCATAGCGTTCATTAATCTACGTTTTGTAACGTTAGGTTTAAGTTCTTCTTCAGATTTTCCTTGGGGTGGTCTTTTATTACCCTTCTTCATTTTTAAACCTGTTTTATGTATAGGATTTTGACCCATAATTCTAACTTCAAAGTCTACAGCATCTTCTGGGATGTCATATTCTGAGCGAACCAATTCAACAGCTAATCTCTCAAGTTCAGTTCTGTGTCTATCCTCTATAGGTAAAACATTTGTTAATCCTTGAAATAGTGTTCTTTGTGCTGAGTCGAGATTTACCTGACCACGTCCACCCATTTTAGCTTGAAGGTTTGTCTTAACATCGTTGATGATGTTATCAGCCATCCTTTTTACTGTTTCTGGGTCTAAATGTTTTGCATAATCATTTTCACCACTTTCAATCTTATTTTTTAAATCGTCATCCATATCTTCTTTTAATAAACGGTTAGAAATACTTTCAATTAATTCTCTTTTTTTCATTCTCGCAGGTTCTGAGGATTCTAATACCCTAAGAATCTGTTCTTTTGTTATAGTAGATTTTGTATTTTTTAAATCACCTAATCTTCTAGTAACGTCATCAATTTGTTGGTCAACCTTTTTCATTTCTTCTCTGTTGTATCTAACCTCTTCGGTATTTTTTTGAGAAGCATTGGTATTCATTTGTTGGTCGTAACTTTTTGCCCTATCATTTACACCTGAAGGTAATGACGCTAATTTCTTAGCGTTATTGGCCATGGATTGTGATTTAGTAACACCATTTTGAAATCCTTCTTTTTTTCTAGTTAATGTTTGTAATTCAAGTTCTAACTGTTTTTGTTGATTTTCTGGTGATACATTAGTAACACCATCCTCGTTTACAAATTTACTAATTTTTTTATTAGCCATTTTAATTTTTCACTTTAGTTTCATTATAATTTAGGACTAAATCCATCGAATATAATTTATTTTCTATAGATTCTTTTGATTCGCCGAATTTAAAAACAATCCTTTCTTCTGGGTAATCTTCATCACTATCTTCTAATACTTCCCAACCTAAAGCTATAATACCTTCAACAGCATTATAAATTTGAAAGACCCCAGAATTTTGAACTAAC